CACTCTTTGTCTGGCTTCTAGTCAGTGAGTACATGTAATATAAATAAAGATGTTCGTTGATGAAGCGAGCGGAACGTATGCAGGACCGGGGGGCAGTACCCCGCTGGTCCACCATAAGGGTATTAAGGTATCTTTGTGATGGGCCAGAACTAGGATCGACTGGTGCGGAAAGCAAGTGGAGACAAACCGGGTGGTTTCGTAAGAACCAAATTAAAGTAAGAGCAAACAACTATGTAGCTCCTAAGGCTTACGCTCTCGCAGCATAAGTTCTTTGGGTATATTTCGGGGTGCCTAGAAACAGAAGAGAGTCTACGGACTCTCACCCGAAGCATTTTTTACTTGACAAACTTCTCAAACATATATATAATACTATTATAACTTAGAGAGGATCGCAGCATGGCAGCGAAGAAAAAAGTAAAAACCGTATCCGTAAAAAAAGGTCATAAGCTTAAAGCACCTGGTTGGGACGGTTGGGAATCTTGGACCGGCAGAGCATACCACATATTTTCTAAAGATGCTTTTAAGTTTTACTACGAAAACTTTAAGACTGTAGATCTACTTCCTGAGATGTTTACCTGGATGTTGGAAAACGGTTACACTAAAGACGATGTATCCGCAGTTAAAGCAGCACCGTATGTAGAAACTACTCCGGCAATTTACTGTAACATGATGTCCAAGGGTATGCCTTCTTATAATCCTGCGGAAGACGAGTACTGGCAGAGCTTGCCGGGCACTATGGGCGACGTAGAAGACGTGACAAAGTTTATTCACGAAGAAGTTAAGAATGCGATCCGGCGTGGTAATGTTGCTAAAGCTGAAAAAGCTAAAGAAGAAAAAAAGAAAGAACAACTCGAAGGCATTTTGCATCTCACTGTACAGCAACGTGTGATGCAACAGTCTCGTGAAACATGCGTGAGCATCAACGACTGGCTTGAACAGTTTATTATCAATCCTAAGAAATTTGACGCTAAAGCGTTTAACATCGTAAAGCACTTTAAAGAAAGAAATGTAACACAAGCGCACGCTCGTAAGATCCTCGGCTTGTATACGCCTGTAAAAGAAGAATACACTAAACTCCAGAACATGCCTACTCCGGCGCAGATGAAAAAACTAAGCGAGGATGATCGTAACGAATACGAGCAAATTAAAGAAGGCTACAGCCACCTTAAGAAAGCCGATGTGTCAAAGCAGCTAGATGCGCTAGAAGCTATTGTAGACGCTTGTACGCACGTTATAGACGCCAGCAAAGCTAATCGTAAGCAGCGTACTCCACGCCCTAAGAGTGTTGACAAAGTTGTACAGAAGTTGAAGTTCTGTAAGATCGACGACAAGTTTAAGATCTCAAGTGTTACTCCTGGTACTATTGTAGGAGCAAGCGAGCTTTGGGTGTTTAACACCAAGACACGTAAGATTGGCAAGTACGTAGCAGCTAAGATTGATCCAACTGGTCAAGGACGTGACGGTAGTGGATTGTCAGTAAAAGGTACAACTATTATTGGCTTTGACGAAGCTGCTAGTATTCAGAAAACTTTGCGCAAGCCTGAAGAACAGTTGAAAGAGTTTAAAGCGGCAGGCAAAGTAAAGCTGCGCAAGTATATGGAAAGTGTTCCTACTATGGAGACTAAACTGAACGGAAGAACAAACGAACACACTGTTCTGCTTAAGGTTAGTTAAGAGACGTGTCGTTGATAGCGACTAGTGGGCGTGGTCTGACTCCCATGACGAGAAGCAGTGTAATAACCGCAAAACTAAAGGGCCGATGGTAGTAACCCGTGATGAAGGAAACGATAGCGAGGTATTGGGGAGACGTTTAAACCTATACTAGGGAGTCAGGGAACCAATGCTTCGCACCTTCACTTTTATCATATCAGATAAATATATGCATGTCACAGAATCATGCTAAAAATCTAAACAAACTAAATGACGGCTTAGCCGCTCTGCAAAACCTTGTACAAGAGTCTGTAAGCAAAGACTACACGCAAGAAAAAGTAGAGATGGTTGCCGAAGTTGCTGAGCGCTCTAAGCAGTATGCAGATACGCTAGCACAACAAAAAGCTACTGAACTTGAAAGCAGTTTACTAACTGTCATTGATAACAAAGCTAACGAATTTGTACAGAGATTTACAAATATCGAAACCAAGATTAATACTTGGGAGCAACCTCAGCTTAAAGATCGAGAACTAAGCGGCAATAAGATCAACGGCGGTATGATCACAAACTTCTCTAGTAGAGGTATTGTTGACGAAGCAAGTGATAAAGTGTTGCGGGTCACAAACGATGCTATAATTGTAGACACTGAGTTACAAGTTAAAAGCATCAAGTCTAATGTTACTGTAGACGGCGACCTAACTACAACTGGCACACTTAGAGCAAAGAAGATTAGAGTCGACGAAGTTGAAAGTGACACAAGACTTCAAAGAACAACGCCTTTAACATTCGAAGCTGAAGAAGGCAACGTAGCAGGCAAGGGACTACTATGGACAGGCGACGGTCATACAAAACAGTTTGTATATCAAAAGAACAGTGACAGATTCTTTAGTAGCGAGTCGATTGACTTACACAATGACAACACATACCGTATTAACAACGCTGTAGTGCTGTCTGCTAGCGGGCTAGGTGCTAGCGTACACAAGAGTAGCTTACGCACTGTAGGCACGCTACAAAACTTAAAAACCACTGGCGATTTTAGCATAGACGGATTTATTTTCTACGACTCAGGCAGCTCACGTTTAGGTATTGGCACAGATGTTCCAAACGCTGACCTTAGCATCATGAGCTTTGACCACGAGTTTGTAATTTCCAGTGAAGACGAAACTGCTTGGCAGATTGGTTCTCGCAGTAATATTGCTGTAAGTCTTGTAACAGACAACACACCAAGAATTACCATTGGTAGAACAGGCAAAGTAAACTTTCACAGCGCTGCGCATTTTGAAAACTTAGCTATTAACGCAAGCAACAATGACGATACTGTAAAGCTAAATGTCGGCGGTGCTATTGTACAAGACGGCAAAAAGTTCCTAACAGGAGGTGCTGCGCCTACTAACGGATCGTTTAACCAAGGTGATATTGTGTGGAATCAAAATCCTCAATCACGTGGCTACGTTGGCTGGATTTGCACTAAGCCTGGCACACCTGGTGAATGGAAAACGTTCGGACCAATAAGTTAACGGTTGACTTCTTAACTCATATATACTATTATATATGAACTAAAGGAGTTGTTAATGAAATATCAATCGACTAAAACATACGGCCACGAACGTGGACTTTCAACTTGTTTTCGACAGCCACACGCAAGTCATTCGCACTGTAAGTATCTTCATGGATACTCGCTTGGCTTCCGATTTACATTCGGAGCTAATGAACTTGACGAGCGCAACTGGGTAGTTGACTTCGGCGGACTAAAGCCACTAAAACAATGGCTCGAAGATAGCTTTGATCACAAAGTGGTCCTAGACACTAACGATCCGTATCTAGCAGACTTTGTAGATCTCGAACGTAAGGGCCTTGCTCAACTAAACATCATTAATGGTGTTGGTGTTGAGAAGTTTGCCGAACACGCATTTACATTTGCTGACGAGCTTGTACGTGAACTAACTGACGGGCGATGTTGGGTTGACTCAGTTGAGTGTGCTGAACATGGTTCTAATTCTGCAATTTTTTCTAAGGAGTAAAAACTATGGGTAACGAAACTGGCACTAACATTTGGCTTATTGGCTGGCTGTTCTTTATCGGCTACGCTCTAGCTACTAACACCGCAATGGTATGGTGGGAATGGGTACTGTCCATTGTTGTATGGCCTTGGTTCATTGCTACTGCGTTTGTCGCCAACGGCGTTCTTTAAGGATAATATAATAATATGAACTTAGTACCTATGGTTGTTGAACAGACCGGTCGTGGTGAACGAAGCTACGACATTTACAGTCGTCTTCTTAAGGATCGCATTGTAATGCTACACGGTCCTGTTCGTGAAGAGTCTGCGAGCCTTATTGTTTCGCAAATGCTGTTTCTCGAAAGCGAAGACAACACAGCACCTATCAACTTTTACATCAACTCTCCGGGCGGTAGTGTAACTGCTGGCTTGAGCATTTATGATACAATGCAGTACATTAAGAGTCCGGTGGCAACTATTGTGATGGGGCAAGCAGCGTCTATGGGTAGTTTCCTTGCGCAAGCAGGCACACCAGGCAAGCGTTATGTACTGCCTGAAAGTCGCACTATGATCCACCGTGTGTCAAGTGGTACTCGTGGCACAAGCGGCTCAGTTCACGTACAAGAACTTGAGTTTGAAGATGCTCGGCGTCATATGGAAGAGAGCAAGTATCTTAACAAGCGTCTTACTGAGCTATACGTTAAGCACAATACAGCAGGCAAGACTTACGACGAGCTGTTTGAAACAATGAAGTTTGATACGTTTCTTAGTGCTCAAGAAGCTATTGACAATGGCTTTGCTGATGCGATTGCCGAAAGGTAACCATGACTAAACTAGACAAGTCTTTATACACAAAAGAAGAGTTTAGAAAGATACAAGCACAGCGCAGACTTGAAAAGCAACTCAAGTCTGCGCCTAAGGCGCCTTATCATATCGTATGTGTAAAGCACGGCGCTAAGTACCCAAGCGTATATGCCAACGTGCTCTACAATATGTGTAAGCGTAATACAACTGTAGATTTTAAATTTACTTGCCTTACTGATGATCCCAAAGGACTTGATTCCGGCATCAATTATCAGATACTACCTAGCAAAGTACAAGGCTGGTGGGCAAAGCCCTATATGTTCTCAAACGAACTTGGACTACAAGGCACAATACTGTACATGGATCTTGATGTTGTAATTGCTAACAACATTGACAAGCTGTTTACATATAAGCCGGGGGAATGGCTTACTATTCGCGACTTCTTACGTTCGCAGCGTCCGACCTGGGATCGTTACAACAGCAGTGTCATTCGATTCGACAGCGGACAGTTAGATAACATGTGGCAAGAGTTTAACAACAATCAACGTGACATTCAAAAACGCTTTCGCGGCGATCAAGATTATATCTGGGATTGGGCCAAGAAAAACAAACCAGCAACACTTTTCCCCGACGAATGGATCCGTAGCTGGAAGTGGGAAGTACGTTCGAGCAAAGAATGGGCGCCAGGCGGACGTCCGGGCAATAGAACATTTAAAACAATAGAAACAGTACGGCCTGACAAGAACTGTTGTATAACTGTGTTCCACGGTGATCCTAATCCCGAGAACTGTAAAGACCCTTTTGTGGTTGACAACTGGCGATAATAGTAGTATATTAAAGCATAACTTTAAACAGCACAGAAGAAGTTACTGCTATGAAAACGTTTGAACTTACTCGCCCTGTTGGTGCACCCTACTTTGACGTTGAACAGCTGGTACAAGAGACCGAGCTGGTAGCAACGGTTCAAGCTGATAACGTAGCTGAAGCAATTGAAAAGCTCCGCAACGAAGCATGTATGGAAGTTTCTGTTGTTTCTCTTAACGAAGAAACTAACATTGCCGATGTTGATATTCCTCAGCGTAATCGTAATTGGGGATGGGACATGGCTTACGTAATGGAGGCATAAATTCAAACTTACGTTACTATAATTTACAAAAAAGTACCGAACACAGGCTATAAAAAGTTGGTAGGTGTTTACTCTTCAAAAGAGCTCGCCGACGAAGCTGGAATCAAAGCTGTCGAGAAAAAAGGTGATAGCTTTTGGTATACAGTAACTAACAAGCGGCTTGACCATTATGAGGATTCTCTTGTATGAAGAAGTTTACAAATGACACACAACGCATCGGTTTCGCATGTAAGTATATGTACTCCGATCAATCGCTTAAGAAGAAGGAGCTTGAAGAAATTCAGCGTCCTTTCAATACCAAGTCCACAACTGTTGCTTGGCTTAATCGGCAGACTCGCGAAGTAGCTGAACAACGCCTGTGGGATATCATGGTCCACAACATTCAAGCTTACTATAACTTGATTGAGTATGTAGGCAAGCGTGAACCTGTGTATCGCATGGTGCGGCTCGGCAGTGATTGCTTGCCGGTGTACACACAGCAAGACTGGTGTTACTACTGGCAGCAGCCCGATGTAGTTGCTTACTGTGAACGTGAGTTTGCTAAAGTGGGCGACCTTGCTCGCAAACTTGATGTACGCTTGTCTATGCATCCGGGTCAGTTTACTGTATTAGCTTCAACTACGCCTGACATTGTTGATCGCAGTATTGAAGAGTTTGAGTATCACATCAACATGGCACGCTGGATGGGCTACGGCACGCAGTGGCAAGACTTCAAGTGTAACGTACACATCTCCGGTCGGCAAGGTCCCGAAGGTATTATCAAAGTACTGCCTCGACTGTCGCCCGAAGCTCGTAACTGTATTACTATCGAGAACGACGAGAACTCTTGGGGCCTTGATGCTTCACTAGAACTTGAGAAGCATGTTGCGCTCGTTCTTGACATCCATCATCATTACATTCGTAGTGGCGGCGAATACATTCAAGCTGATGACGATCGTGTTAAACGTGTGGTCGACAGCTGGCGTGGTCAACGCCCTGCTATTCACTACAGTGTGAGTCGTGAAGAATACATTGAGTCTATTGATCCTAATACACTGCCTGATCTACAACTGCTTATGGAGCAAGGCTACAAAAAGCAAAAGCTCCGTGCTCACAGTGACTACTACAAAAACGTAGCATGTAATCAATGGGCACTGAGCTTCTTAGAACACGCAGATATCATGTGCGAAAGTAAGATGAAGAATCTCGCTGTTGAAGACTTGGTTAGTCTTCTATAGCTGCTGCGGCTTCGTCTTCGGCTTCCATAGCTTCGAGTAAACATGTTTCAAATATCCAAATTGCCATTAAGTAAGATGGCACAGGCTTTGATGATGGGTTACTCATCATCCAGTATGTTTGATACTTGTAAGCATCTAGCTCAGCAGCGATGGAGCAGTCGTAACTTATGTCGTTAATGTACTGTAGATAATGCACTAACTCGTGCACTATCACGTCGAGGTGCTCGTTACTTTCCCAGTCAAAATCGTCGAGCAAAAAGATAGTACCTTCTCCTTCGCTTCGAAATATACCTTCAACTGGTACTAGATCTTCTTGGTTTTGTACCCACTTATCAAGTCCGTAAAAATAGGCACTTAGTTGATCTTGCGTAGCATAAACAATAGCAGGCAATGGTTCACCGTTGTATTCAAGGTTTGACGACTCTTCTGCCAGCCATTCTATATTCTCGAGCATTACTTTTTCTTCGAGTTCTCGGTCAACTGCGCCTGCAACGCTGGCAACAAGTAGTGACAAACTAGCAATTAAAATTTTATACATACAGTATATATGTTCGGTAAATACAGTATCAAAAGAAAAAGGATTCAATATGGACAATCAATTACTGCGACAGATGTATAGCACTTCGTCTAACTCTGTTAGTAAAAATCCTAATAGAGTTATGGGCGGACTTCGAGCACACGGCCTCAATAGTCATACAGTTATTGCTGAAGATGGCAGTGAACAATCTGTTCCGTCGCAACGTTATGTAGAAACACTAGAACAAAAAGTAGCAGAGCTTACTGCTACTGTTTCTAACTTAGAAAAGCAAATACAAAAATTAAACCGCACGGTTAACAATCAGCAGAATCAAATAAATACAGTAACGAGGAATGTAACACAATGAACATCTTGTCTTTAACAGACAACGCAAAGAAAAAAATCGATGAACTAAGCTCCGGCAATACGGCTGTAAGTCTTAGTATTAAAGGTGGAGGTTGTGCTGGTTTTGAGTATAAGTGGGATGTGATTGACAATAATCAGATCGAAGCAGGTAGTGAAGTTGTTGAGGCTAATACTGGGAAACTAGTAGTAGATCCTACAAGCATTATGTTTTTAGTAGGAACTGAAATAGACTACGAAACTGCGGCGTTTGGTCAGATGTTTAAAATTATCAACCCTAACGCAAAAGCAGCGTGCGGATGCGGCACTAGTGTAGATTTCGACTTAGAAGCAATGAATTAATCGGAGACAAAAATGTCAAGACAAGTAGTAGACATCGGTATTGAAGGCAACGACGGTACTGGCGATAGCATTAGAGAAAGTTTTCGTAAGAGTAACGAAAACTTCCAAGAGCTTTACGCAGTATTTGGTTTAGGTGGCCAGATCAGCATCACTAACATGAGTGATGTTCCTGATACACTAGAAGCAAATAAGATTCTTATAGTTAACAACGCAGGCACTGCTGTTACATTTTCAGAATTTGCTTCTGATAATGCACTAGACAGCAACGACGCAAATACTATTCAAATCGATACACTGAGTATACCAGGTAAGGTTATTTTAACTACTACGTTCGGACAGTTAGAAGACGACACAGTTTCTCCTACACTGGGCAATCATCTTAACGCAAATGGCTTTGCTATAGGCGGGGTTGAGATAAGTGATGCTGCGGCTGTTGCGATTAACGCACTGCCTGGTAATAGCACTACTTACACTGCCGACGATCTAGTTGCTCCTAGAAAGTATCTTGACCAGCGTTATGCTCCGAAAGATTTAGAACATAGAATTAGCACTACAGAACCAAGTGCTAGTGATCATGTATTAACTGTTACTCAATATCAAAACAATAATGCGTACATTGCAGGTCACGGTATTACAAGTCAACAGAACGGACAGCCATTTGTACTTGACGTTACATTTACCGCACCTACTAACTTAGTAGACGGTACCACGTACTATGTTCGCTATGTTAACGATAACGAGCTTGCGTTGTTTGCTACAGAATCAGACGCAAAGTCTCTTAGCGCAACTGCGCTAACCAATAAGATTCTAATCGGTAACACCACTGTTGCTAGCGAAGATTCTCATACACTTACTGATGCTGCTTACGATGCTAACTTAGCTGGCAACTGGCTTAACAATCAATCGTTACCACGTGATGCGGTTGTAAGACGCCAAGGCGACACTATGACTGGTGCGCTATACCTAAATGATCACCCAGGCGAGCTTGCTGGTTCTGGCACTCCTAACGGCACAGCAGATCTACAAGCTGCTAGCAAGTTCTACGTCGATAACAAAGCTACGTCAAGTAGCAGTGTAATCTACGTTAGCCCGCTGGGCACTGATCTGCAAACTAATACTCCTGCCGGTAAAGAAGGCGCTAGCTTGTCTTACGCATTTAAGACACTAGGCGCTGCTGCTGAACACGCTGCTGAGCTTGTGAGCAACGCACAAGAAACAACAGGACCATACGTACAGACACTAACGCACACTAACTTTACAGTTAACAGCACAGTGTCGTCTGCTAGTGTAGCCACTGCGCAGGCACCAAATGCTGATGACAAAATCAAAGACAACAAAGAATACCTGGTTGAAGAACTTAAAGGCTTTGTTCAGTTTACATACCCTAGTTATTTGTTCGACGAAAGAGAGTTTGATCAGGACTACGGTAACCTAATTGAAAGCTTCCGCTTTGACCTCAACCGCGGCACAAATGCAAACACACTTACTAAGCGCTTTGCTCAAAAGTTCTATAGCGAAGTAAACAGTCGTGTTAAAATTAAGCAGTTCTTAACTGAGAATAATGCTGCTGTTGATAAGCTGTATGATATCATTAACGATAGTATTTTTGAAAATCGTGGCTTCCAAGAAAAGACAGTTTCTAGTATTACAAAGAAAAGCAGTAATGTTGCTGCTGTTGTAACGACTACAACTAATCACGGTTTAGTAGACGGCAACCTTGTTAAATTTACTAACGTAGCAGGCATGACTGAGATCAATGGTCAGTTTGCTTACGCAAAAGTAGTAACAGTAAGTACATTTGAACTGTACACTGATAGCACACTAACTACACTGTTTGATAACAGCGGATACACTGACTTCACTAACGACGGCAATGCTAAGTCTGCACTACGCTATCAGCAGTACTACCAGCAAGATACTACTGGGTCTAATGTAAATAGCACCGAAACAACTGTAGCAACGTCTTTAGAAACACTAAAGGACCTTGTAAAGAATGTATGGACAACAGGGCCAGCTGCAGGACAGGAAGTTGTACACGGCGAGAAGTATAAGATTAGACTTGTAAATAACAGTGGACAACTTGACCAAACTGATTCCGATAATGTTGACGCACTTCCAAGTAAAATAGTACGTGGTAAAACCAGCGGCGCTATTGGACAAATTACAAGCTTTGAAAACAACGCAACCCCAGGCTTTACTGACTTCTATGTTAATATGCTATCTCCTTTAGACTTTATTGTAGACGAAGAAGTTGATTACGGCTATAAAACTGTTACCAAGCAGGTAACTATACAAGTCGAAGGCGGAGTGTTTGAAGAAGACTTTCCGATTAAGATTCCAGCAAACACCAGTGTAATTGGTAGCGAGTTCCGTAGAACTGTTATCAAGCCACGTAACGGTGTTTCTCAAAGCTCACACGCTGGCACATACTTCTACAGAGACAACGAGTTTGATGGACTTACTATTGTTAATGAAGGTGTTGCTGTTAACGACCAGCAAGGTAACGAAAAAGGTAAAGTAGGACGTCACTACTTATACCGTGCTGATAGACCAAAAAACACAGGCTCTGTAATTGCTAACACAGGTAGCTATACAACCGCAGCAAACATTCTATTAGAAAACAAAGAATACATTGTTGAAGAATCACTACGTTTCTTAGACACAAATTACAGCAGTGTTACATACAATGCTGAATCTTACAGAACAGACTTTAGAACACTTGTTGACGCTCTTGCTAATGATCTACGTGACGGCGGCGATGCGCACAGTCTTGTAGTTCAAGGTTCATACCACGAAGTAGGAAACACAGACTACCTAAGCCGCTTTGGTGATAGTTCCACTGAAGTAGCTGTAGAAGCTGCTATTGACAACGTAGCTGTATTAGCTAGTAACTTATTAACTGCTACTGCTCCGGTTTACACAGACAGTAGCTACACTGCAGGTAATAGCGCAGTAACAAATATTGTTAAGCCAAATCTAAGCTTAGGCAGTGGCGAAGGCGGTACTGCTACAGTTATAACAAACTTAACTAGTAAAATTAACTTTGTATTCAGCATTGACTACAATCCACCGCTACGCAACTGCGACATTGACGTGTTCTTGCTAAACGATGCGTCTACTGTAGAAAATATTACAGTACAAGGACACAAGTCGTTTGCCATGGTCCTTGACCCACATGGGCAAGTACTAACTAAAGCACCGTACATTGCCAACAGCTCTAGTGTAACACAAAGCACAAACACAAAACTGTTTGCTGGTGGTGCTTTTGCTGATGCGTATACTGGCAATATTCCAGTTAAGATTAGAGGCAACTCAGGTACGTTCGACGACGGAGTACGTGGTACTGTAAGTCTTAACGCATTTACTCTTTGGGTCGAAAGCGAAGATGTTGACGTTATCGGGGATAGCACAAGCCTAAGCACACAAGGCTTAAAACTAAAAGAACCACAGGTTCCTGCTGTATTCTATGTGGGCGGTGTACGCTATCAGGTTAACGCTATTAGCAACTACGATCAGGATCTTGGTCGTTGTATTGTTTACTTAGACGCTAGCGCAAACAGTAGCAACGGCTACACAGGATCTGTTGACGTTGACACTTATATACAAAGTGGCGGTAGTCGTAGTATTGAAATTAGCAACTTTGCTCAAAGCAACGATTTAGCATACGGTATTGCTGGTGCTAACGGCGCACAGATTACTGCCACTGGCATTGAAAGTACTTACACTCAATCTGCGTTTTACGCCGCTGACGGTACTGACATTAAAGTTTCTAACTCTACAGTAAACTTTGGTAAGTTTGGTCTTGTAGCAGATGGCGCAGATCCAAACGAAATTCCAGATGATGTAGATCTAATTAGTAACTCTACACAAGCTGCTAAGGCTTATGTTGATGCTAGCTACACTGGCGGCTCAGGCGACGGCTCTCTTGCTGTATATGATTGTGCTGTAGCACCGATGCAGGGTGGTATTATAACTATTGATCACAGTACAGCAGGTACACTTAACTATCGTATCACATCTGTAACTGATATTACCGCAGCAAGTCCTACACCGGCACCATCGCCAACTGTGCTAAACGTAAATGTTTATCAACTACAATTTGTTGCTGAGAATTCGTCTACTACTGATTTCTACGGTACGCTACAACAGGCTGTTACTGACGATACTATTGTTGAGATTCGAAGCGGTACGCAATTCCTTTACGATAACGTGGCAGCAGCAGGTACACTTAACCCAAGGCCAAATACAACTATAACGTATGACGAGTCTGCGGACGTTGGTTACAAAGCAACTGCGTTTGCTACCACTGACAACTACGGAAACGCTTTATCTGCTAACCGTGTGCGAGCAACATTCGATGCAGACTATAAGTACATCGAGCTTACTCCTAACACTACACACAACGGCAACGGCTTTGGTAGCACTGCTAACGACACAAAATTAGCAATCGAAGTACTAGCAGGCGGCGCTGCTCCGTTCTTAGATAGCACAAGAGTTGTCGGTAAGATATTTGCTCACGCAGGAAAAAGTCATTACATTACAACTTACAAGAATGTAACTACGCTAGAAATGACAAGCGCTGTTTCGTTTACTGCTGGCGATACTGTAACACAAGCTGTATCAGGTGCTACTGGTACAGCACTAAAGACTGTGTCAAGCGGAACGACTGTACATGTTTATGATGTAACCGGAACGTTTGATACAACAAACACTATTTCCAGTGTTGTTCCAACTACTGTTACTGTAAACAACTTTGCTTATGTTGAATTTAATGTAAGCGACTCAAGTGTAAGTGGCTCTAATATTAATCCATCGCCGCAGGCTGCTGGTTTAAACACTGCGATTACAACTACAAGAAAATTATTCGCAGGTGTTCCAACTGGCGCTGACGCAAGCGTAGTTGAAAACACAGCAATTATTCGTGCTACAAACACAGTGTTCAAAAGTGTAGGCGCAGGCTCGTTTAACGAAACTAACTATCCAAACGATATTCTTGGCGATCCTGAGAACACACAAGATCCCACAGCGTTTACTGATTCTCCGGCTGCTACTACTGCTGAAGTTTGGGAACGTGGACAAGGTAGAGTGTTCTGGACAAGTACTGACCAATACGGCGTGTTCCGTGTAGGACAGTTCTTTAACGTAGACCAAGCAACAGGCGACACTACTATTGAAGGCGGTGTTGGTATTTCCAACGCTGTGAGTCTTGGATTTAGTTCAGGTACAACAATTAATGAATTCTCAACTGATACAAGTATGAGCGGTGTATCCGATAGTGCTGTGCCAACTGAGAAAGCTGTAAAGACATACATCGATAGACGTTTACACCTAGACGAATCTGGATCGGTTATTTCCGGCGGTGAGAAGCTAGGGCCAGGTTACCTTGACCTTGAAGGTAACACTACTATGGCAGGTAACCTTAACATGGGTAGCAGCTACCGTATTACTAACCTTGCTACAAACAGTGGTGTTAGTACTGATGCTGCTAACGTAGCATACGTTAACTCTAAAGTAGCAGAGTTTGATAGCATTAGCGAACTAGCTGATACTAGCATTAGTTCTGCGGCTACAAGCGACCTCCTGGTATATAACGGTAGTGCTTGGGAAGATGCTGCTGTTACAGGTGACGTAACACTTACACGCACAGGCGCTAACGCTATTACAAGTGCTATTACAGCAGGTTCTATTGTTAACACTGATGTAAATGCTAGTGCTGCTATTGCGCAAAGCAAACTTGCTCTTGATGATGCTACTACAAGCGCTAAGGGTATTGCTAGCTTTAGCAGCTCGCACTTTACAGTAACTTCGGGTGCTGTTAATATTACCGCTAACAGCATAGCTAAAACAGACCTTGAACAAATTGCCACAAACACTGTTCTTGGTAGAACAACTGCTGGCACAGGTAATGTTGAAGAGATTCTAATTAGTAGTTTAATTAGCGCAGGTGGTGCTGTTGTAGACGCAGACTTTACTACCGACAACACTGGTTCAAAAGTGTTAACACAAGTTGCTGCTGGGTCATACGGCTTAACTAACTTGTCTGCTACAACGTCTAACAACTCTATAGTTAAGCGTTCAACAGCAGGTGAAGTAGATGCTACTGCTTATCAGATTGACGGTAGTCAGATACTTGATGTAGACGGTACTGATACTGTACTTAAAACTACAGCAGGCGGCGTGCTACTAAGAGGCGAAGGTGCTAGTAACCCTGTACTAGAAACAGGCGGCGCAGTTCAAGTAGGCGACATTGCTAACGTAAACAACAGTACATTCCAAGATGCTAGTAGCTACAGCGCAAACACAAGTAAGCTAGCGTCGACTTGGATTTACACAAACTTCTTAGAAGCAGCTACCGAAAAAGACGCTACGAGCACTGGTATTGGCTTAGGAGCCGGTGGCGGGTTTGCTGAGTCTGCTGCTGATTCTATTGTTGCTGTGTCCAACGGTAATGTTAAAGTTGTAATTAACGACAGCGGACTAGAAGTTGCTGCTGGTTCTTACGTAAAGACTAATACAATTACAACAGGCGCAAGTGGTACTGCTGGCACTATTACTGGTAACTGGAGCTTAACAACTGGTTCTAGATTTGAAGCTACTTATGCTGATATCGCAGAATACTACGAAGCAGACCACATTTACGAAGTGGGCACTGTGCTTGTCTTTGGCGGCGAGAAAGAAGTTACAGGCTGTACTGAGCATCGATCCACAAGAGTTGCCGGCGTAGTTTCTAACAATGCTGCGTTTACTATGAATCAAGACTGCCCAGGCATTGCTGCTTGTGTTGCGCTCGTAGGACGTGTTCCGGTGAACGTAATTGGTCAAGTGCGCAAAGGTGATATGTTAGTTGCTAGTGCGGTTCCTGGTTATGCTATAGTCGACAACGACCCTAAAGTCGGAAGTGTAATTGGTAAAGCAATTGAAGATAAGATCGATAACGACAAAGGTGTAGTTGAAACACTGGTCGGCAAGTAATAAATATATAAAAGAGAGCGTAATATGGCTAACAGATATCCACTAATAGTTGACTCAACTGATTCAAATAAAATTAAGGAACTCCCGTCAGGGGATAACCTTAATCTTACAGGAAGCAGTATAAGCAGCGTATCAAACATAACAGCTACTGGCACTGTAACAGCGCCTAGTGTTGTCGCTGACTCTGCTACTATAGGCGGCGCAACTATTAAGAACGTGGCAACTACTGCTAACTACACAGACCTTAATAACCTCCCTACTGCGCTAAGCGACTTTACAAACGATATTAACGCAGTTTCGTCGGGTGCTAACGTAAGTGTGCTAACAAACGACGCAGGCTATTTAACAACAGTGTCGTTTGCTAGCTTAACAAGCAAGCCTACTACGCTTGCTGGATACGGTATTACTGATGCGCTAACAACTGGTTCTAATAACAGTTTGCTTGTTAACGACGCAGGTTATATAACAGCAAGTGATCTACAGACTGGTGTTATTACTGTTGATGTAAATAACACCGGTGACTTAGTTGGTAGTGTATTTGCCGACGACAGTACTGTAATGATCGACAGTTTGCTAGCTGCTGTAAACCTCGACGGTACTGTGCGTGGCAACGTTATTCCAAATAACAACGGCGTACACAATATTGGATCTGGGTCTAATAAGTTTAACGTAATAACAGCCACTACAGTTACAGGTAAAATAGAAGCTACTACTGACTCAGCTCCTACAGCAAACGCAGACCCAGGTAATACTGGTGAAATAAGATACGACGATAGCTTTATATATATTAAAACAGCAAGCGGCTGGAAAAAAGCAGCACTAAGCGCAATAGTTTAACGGAGAGATAAATGGCAGTACAATCAATTAACATAGGCACAATCGCAAACGACGGTACTGGCGATAACTTACGTGTTGCGTTTGAAAAGGTAAATCAAAACTTTCTTAATCTTGATGATCGTTTTTCGTTTACTAATAGTGTTGAAAACTTGGGCAGTGGCTCGGGTGTGTTTTACAGCAAAGAAAATAACATATTGTATTTTAAATCTTTAGTAGCAGGCTCTAATATAGCGCTAAGCACTACTGATAACGAAATAACAATTAACAGCAATGAAAACTTCACTATTCAAGCTGATAGTGACAGTGTTAACATCAGCGGCTCTAGTAAGTCGTTTGGGATCAAGGGTGTTGGCAATGTTAATGCTGGTATTTCGAGCAATGATATTCAAATATCCCTAGACCCAACTGGGCTAGTTGCTCTTGATACTGCTCCTACACTAGGCGGCAACTTAGATGCTAGTAACTTTAGTATTACAAACGTCGCCGGCATAACTGCTTCTACATTTACTGGTAACTTAGTTGGCACAGTAAACGGCATTAGTATTACAAGCTCGTTTGAAGATCTAAACCTTGGCGGTATTGTCTATCAAGTTACCACTAACCAAGAATATGTAATAGCAACGTTAAACCTAGACTACGGTACATTTACTTCTCCTGGATCTTTAAACAGCGACTTTGGAAGCATCGTATCCTAATAAATACAATAGGAGTATATGATGCAAGCTGAACAAATCTGGACTAAGAAATCAGGCAATACTATTGCTACTGTAAATGAAAACGATGTTGTTGCGATCGACCTTCCGTTAATAGATAGTGTTGACTCTACGGCAATCCAAGTTGAAGTTATTAGCGGTAAGCTACCTTCTGGTCTTAGAGTAAATGGTAATCAAATTACAGGCACGCCGATTGAAGTACCGATAGAGACTAAAGTTAGATTTGTACTAAGAGCTACATACAACGGTCATACATTTGACCGTACATTTAATATTGTTGTAGTAGGATCTGACTTACCTGTATGGAAAACTCCAGAAGATTTATTACCTGCTGGCGCCAACGATCAATACTTTGTGCTAGACAACTCTTACGTTGATTTTCAACTAGTAGTCGAAGACGACGATATTAAGGCAGGGCAGGTGTTGCGCTACAGTTTAAAAAGTGGACAAATACCTCCAGGCTTGGCGCTAACGCACGATGGTAAAATTCAAGGAATAGTTGATCCTATACTAGCAATTGAAAAGAGCATCAAAGGCGGGTACGATGCTGCGCCTTATGATTACGGTGCCGGTACTGGTTACGACTGGTACAGTGCTATTGCCAATTCAACTAACGGTTACGACAGTTACTACTACGACTTAGTTAAGTATGATATTTCTGTAAACACACGTACACCAAAAAAACTAAACAGATACTATCAGTTTACAGTTGATGTAACCGACGGCGAGAGCGTAATACCAAGAACATTTAGAATATTTGTAGTAGGTGACGATTTCTTTACTGCCGACATTACTACAATGCAGGCTGGCACTGGCACGTTTACTGCTGATGCTTCTAAGCTGCGTAGGCCAATTTGGCTTACACCGGGCGACTTTGGTTACCGTAGAGCAAACAACTATATTTCACTTCCGTTACAAGTAATCAACAACAGCACAATTAGCGGGCTTGTTTGGTATCGTATGGAAGAAATTAACGACGACGGTACAGACAGTGTACTACCGCCCGGCTTAGGACTTGACTTCCGTAATGGTTACATTGTAGGTCGCACTCCGTACCAAAAAGATATCACTGAGACTTACAAGTTTACTGTATCTGCCATACGAGTAAGCTTTGACTCAGAACGTGTAGAGCTACAACAGAAGACAGAAGAAGCAGCAGCACTAAACAGCGCTACTCTAAAAATTAGTAAAACTGAAAAAGTTACTGCTACTGATCTTATAGGCAGAACATTTACAGTTGAAGGTAACACTTACAAAATTCTGTTAGCTGACCTAAGCCATGCAGACTATGATCTGATCACCCTTACTTACGGTACACGCACAGTTATGCCAAAGGGCACCGGCATTAACTTAGGTATCTTTGACTTAACAGAAGCAGAAGAAGCTAAAAGTACAAAAACATTTACTGTTAATTTATTAGGTGAAGTAAACAGTGAAATTACCTGGATAACTAGCGGCAATCTTGGTAGCGTGAGCGCAAACTATACAAGCACAAAGAGAATACAAGCATCCACTTCTGTTCCAAACGCTACATTAGTATACCGTGTACAATCAGGGAGCCTTCCTCCTGGGATGCGTCTTGATTTTAGCGGCGAACTTATCGGTACTGTAAAAAGCTTTGGCAATACAAGCGAGCAAGGGCTTACTGTTTTCGATAACGGTGCTACAAAGTTCGACGCTAATACGACTCGCATGGACAGACAGTTTGAATTCACTGTAGAAGTTAAGGATCATTTTGGGTACAGTATAACTACACGCACGTTTACGCTAGTAGTAGACGATCCAAACAACAAAGAATTTAGTAACCTACATCTAAAGCCAATGCTAACAAGAAAGCAGCGTGACACATTTAGAGATATTATAGGCGACCCTCAAATATTCTTACCAGAGCAACTGTACAGACAAAATGATACTAACTTTGGTATACAATACGACCCTACAGTTCTGTTGTACGCTGGTATTGAAACTAAGAACATGCGCTACTATGTAGCAGCAGCAAATTTGTACGGTAAGCGTAAGACATACAGCATAGGCGAGCTAAGAACCGCAGTAGCCAAAGAGCCTGGTACACAAAACGTTATTTACGAAGTTGTATACTTAGACCTAGTTGATCCAAACGATACGTTGATTAACCGCAAAACACGCAAGTCTTACACACATCAGGACCACACGCCTTTGTTAGTTAACAGCAGCCACTATGACGTTACTGACGAAACATACGATAGCGACCCATATGAACTAGTAGTCACTACTAAAGAACAAGGCGATATTGTTGTTGACTTTACTAGTAGCTTAGATATAGAAACTAGAGACAACGGTGTATTACAGTATTTACTAGCACATCAACTTTTTGTGTATACTCGATTGGGCAACATATTAGAAGTTAGCTTACAAACAATTGGCTCTAGTACAAACTATGAACTACGCCCTAGTAATCCAAATGTAGTTACTGTAGACATGGATCTTTACACCACCGACGGTATCTATAAAAACAAAAAAACTATATCCAGTATTACTAACATAAGAGAAGAAATACTTAAAATAGGTGAAACTGAGAAAGACTTCCTGCCACTATGGATGCAAACACCACAGACTACTATTGCGGAAATAGGTTATGTGCCTGCTTTAGTACTTTGTTATTGTAAGCCAGGAGGCAGTACACTAATTAAAGAAAAGATCGAAAATCAAAAAATAAACTTTAAACAGTTTGAGCTTGATATTGATCGAGTAGTAATCGACAACGCAGAGTCGAACGCAGATGATCAGTATCTAGTGTTCCAAAATAAAGAGTATGTAGTCTAACAAGATAAATATTACGGAGACAAAAAATGGCCAGTAACATTACCGCAGATAACATTGATGCTAACTTTCCTGTCGCAGGGCAAGATAATAATAGCCAAGGGTTTAGAGATAACTTTAACCTTACAAAAAATAGCTTAGTCGCAGCTAAGAGTGAAATCGAAGACTTGCAGACTAACACAGCTAAGACCAACAGCGATAACAACTTCGCTGGCAATAAGCTTACTAACTTTCAGCAAGAAAACTTCACCGAAACAGTTTATAGCTACGGTGCTATATCTAATGACCTTGACGTTGACTGGGAGTTTGCTCCGTATCAATTGTTACAGGCAAGCGCAGACATTACACTAACGCTCATTGACTGGCCTACTTCGCCAAAGCACGGCAAGCTAAAGCTACAGATTACCGGCGACGGTACTGAAAGAACAATTAGCTGGATAGCAGGTAACGGCGGTACTATTAAGAAAGACTCTAGTTGGCCGGCAACCTTTACAGTTACTAGCATTAACGATCCTGTGTTTGTTGAGCTTTGGACTACTAATGGCGGCGTAACTGTGTTCGCAAGATACCTAGGTCAGTACACTAGCTAATGAATCCTTTTGTAGACGGGGCTTCGGATCTTAGCGAAGCGCAACTTATAGATAAAATCGAGGATCTATCTCGAAAGTACTTTATGACGTCAAATCCTCAAGTGCGTGAGCAAATGGCTTCAATACTTGACATGTATAAGCTTGAGTTCGAAGAAAGAAAAGTTCGAACTCAACAAAGACAAGACGACGACAATAAAGATCTTGACAACTTAATCAACATCAACTAAACTAATACTATGCTTATAAAAACAGACAACCTCGGGGTGCCTCGTTTTACGAATAAAGATCTAATAGACATGATTTATCAGGGCAATGCTGATAAATGTCATGTAGTTCTCTGCGATCCAAGTGACGAAGTAGACAAGTTTAATGCTGCTATGGAAGAACAAGGGCTGAGTAAACTACAGAAGTATATTTCGTTAGACGTAGATCAAAAGACCTTTGACACTGTATGTCAATCAGAATGGCTAATGCCTCAGAAATACAAAGATATTAATGTACATGTGTACGTACTAGGCAAAGCAAAAACGCCGTGTCCTCAGGACGTGTTGGATCGTATATGGGAAGAACTAGCAGAGTTTGAAGAACACGGGATGCTGGATCTGTTACGCTACATGATTTATCTCGTAGACTTTATGCGAGAAAATAATATCGTATGGGGTGTAGGCAGAGGTAGCTCAGTCGCAAGCTACGTGTTATACTTGCTAGATGTACACAAGGTAGATAGTTTTAAGTATAATTTAGACTACAAAGAGTTCTTAAGATAAGTAACATACAAAGGAGAATACCATGGTAGAAAAATCAAAAGGTAGACCACAACACAGAACTATGCGTGGCACAGTCATTGATATGGACATGCTGCGTAAAAAGAATGAACTTACCCCAGCAGTGGGACTAGGCATGAAAGTAAACGCACGGGGAGACGAAATCGGTCCCGGCGGTAAGATTATTCGTACCCGTGACGAAGTATTAGCTGATTACTACAAAAACAATGATGCAGTAGTAGTGGCTGACCCAGGCAAAGCAAAACCAGACGAGGAATAAATGAAAACATTTACATCTAAAGTAAAAGCAATCGGCGACAAGGTACTTGTATCTGATATGGACTTTGGTGAACAAAAGACCAAAGGCGGACTTATTTTAGGCAGCGACGACGGCAAAAGCCGCGGCGTGCACGCACGTTGGGGTCGTGTGTTTGACAAGGGCCCACGCAACACTGACGACTATAAAGTTGGTGATTGGATTCTTATTGAACACGGTCGTTGGACTCGTGGCGTAGAGTTTGATTCAGAAGACTTTACTGGCACTATTCGTATGGTAGAGAACACTGCTATACTTGGCTACAGTGAGACTAAGCCAGACGATGTGTTATTTGGTACTGAGTACAACGACGGTGAGCATATGACCGTTGACCCAAGCGACTTTGTTTAATGAGTGGTCAGCGACGCTGGCTTAAAGTATGGGCAAGAACTGTTGGCATGCCAATCGGCATTAATGACAACGACAAACCAGAATTCTTGCCCATCTCTCAAACAGACGTAAAGAAAGCACTAGCATTCCGAACATTTTGGATTGTGTTACACATTATAACTTGTTTTGCTATTATAGCAGGCAACGGAAAGGTATTAGGATTTTGGTAAAACCTAACACAAAGTTTACTCTTACAGTTAGAGATATAGAAATAATAGAATCAGCGCTAATGGCAAAAGCCGGGCGTAGAGGTATGGCTATTGCGCAAGGAGCCACTAGCACTACACTCAAAAAAGAAATGCACGAAATACAAGAATTACTAGGTAGATTACATAATCAAAAGAGATGGTATACGCCTAAAGACTTTACTCCGGGAGGATAGCGTATGCGTATTTTTAGTAGGCATAAACCAAAGTCTAACAAAGAAAGGCGCCCACGCACTTTGTTAGAAAAAATGGACGAAACAAAGTTCAATCCGTATGAACGAAAGAACGGCGAAGCTATGACCGAAATTGAAAAAATGGATCAAGGCTTCGACGGAAAAACTTATACTATAAACGGAATCGAAGGCGATTTTAGTTGACTTTATGTGTTGCTCTTGCTATAATAGCTAAAGTTAAAAGCAACACATAAAGGACTAACATGACTAACATCGTAGATCTAAACAAATACAAAGAATTTGTAGACGAAGTAACCAGCAAAGAATCTAAATCTACTGTCGATATGTACAATCGTATGGTTGACATGGAAACAGGCAAAGACGGTGCTGAAGTAAACAGCGCACGGCTTGTTACTGGTGCTATTGGCTTAGCAAGTGAAGCAGGCGAGTTTGCTGAAGTTGTAAAGAAAATGGTTTTTCAAGGTAAGCCCTGCGATGAAGAAACTGTTTTTCACATGAAGCGTGAGCTTGGTGACATTATGTGGTACTGGGTAAATGCTGTAAACGCAATTGGTGAAGATCCTAATGAAGTAATTGCCGAAAACGTCCGTAAACTAGAAGCACGTTACCCTGGTGGTAAGTTTGATGCGTTCTACAGTGAAAACCGCAAAGACGGAGATCTTTAATGTCATTTAAGTCTCGCGAAGAATACACCGAATGGGCTCTTGATCTACTTGACAAGTATGGTGTAAAAGACCCCAACACTTATACTGCTGCTGAACTCAAGCATTATAATCCTAACATTCCTGAATCATTTATTGATGATTATACAGGAAGCACAAACAACTACGACACTTATAAAGTTAATATCAAAAGGTAGTAAATGATGGATAACAAACATTGGGAATACGAAGACACCGATATGATTCTGTTTTGGAACGGAATCTTTTCTAACTGGTATCCAGCTGGCTTTGTAATTGAAGGTGTTGAGTATAACTGTGTTGAACAGTACATGATGGCAGAAAAAGCTCGCTACTTCAACGATACTGAAATCGAACAGAAGATTATGAACGCAACGTTCCCGGGCGAGCAAAAGAGTCTCGGACGCAAAGTACGCAAATTTGATGCTGACGCATGGATGGCAGTGTGCAGAGAAAAAGTACTTCCTGGTATTATTGCTAAGTTTAAGTCTCATCCATCACTTAAGAATCTACTGCTACAAACAGGTGATAAGATTATCGCAGAAGCATCACCTGTTGATAAAATCTGGGGTATCGGGTTAGCGCCAGATGACACAAAAGCACAAGACCAAGCTAACTGGGATGGTCTAAATATTCTCGGAGAGCTAACAATGGAAGCTCGCAAGCAATTAAAGGAAAATGCGTAATGAAAGAACTTTGGGTAGAAAAGTATCGTCCTAAGACGGTAGACGGTTATGTGTTTCGTGACGAAGCACAGCGCAATCAAGTAAACACTTGGATTAAAGAAAAGACTATTCCGCATTTGCTGTTTAGTGGTAACGCAGGCATTGGTAAGACTACACTTGCTAAGCTGCTGTTTAACGAGCTTGAGCTTAACCCGCTTGACATTCTTGAGATTAACGCAAGTCGTACAAACTCCGTAGATGATGTACGTGATAAGATTGTAAACTTTGTACAAATGATCCCGTTTGGTGATTTTAAGGTTGTACTGCTCGACGAGGCTGACTATTTGTCTCCAAACGCACAAGCAGCACTTCGCGGAGTAATGGAAGAGTATCACAGCACCGCACGTTTTATTCTTACGTGTAACTACCCAAACAAAATTATTCCTGCTATTCATTCACGTTGTCAAGGCTTTCACATTGCCAAGATTGATCAAACAGAGTTTACTGCTCGTGTTGCTGAGATTTTGATCACTGAAGGCACTGTGCCTGATCTTGATGTACTTGATACTTATGTAAAGGCTACATATCCTGATCTGCGTAAGTGTATCAATATGGTACAGCAAAACATTGTCGACGGTACACTTGTTACTCCGCAGCAAGGCGACAGCGGCGAAACTGATTGGAAACTTGACATGGTTGAGTTGTTCAAAGCAGGCAAGATCCAAGAAGCTCGTAAGATGCTGTGTGGTTCAGTGCGAGCCGAAGAAATGGAAGAAATCTATCGTTGGTTATACGACAATATCGAACTGTTCGGAAATGAGCAGCAACAAGACCAAGCAGTGCTAATTATTAAGCAGGGCTTGGTCGATCACACCCTTGTAGTAGATCCTGAAATTAATCTGGCTGCTACGCTTATTAGATTAGCAAGACTAAAGGATTAAATCATGCGGGGACAATTAGATGTTTATGTAGGCCCTATGTATGCTGGCAAGACCAGTAAACTGTTACAGCGTGTACTTTGGCTCAGTCACCAGCGTAAAAAAGTATTAGTAATCAAGCCAAGCAAAGATGATCGTTACAGCGAATCTGAAATTGTTACACATAACCAACTAAGTCATCCTTGCATGAGTGTTAAATCCACTACTGAGTTTGACCAAGACCATAATGTAATACCCGAGCACTTTGATACTATTTGTCTTGACGAGGCACAGTTTTTTGACACAAAAGAAACTGTAGCAGTTGTAGAGAAATGGCTTAGTGCCGGGGTTAACGTAGTTGCTGTTGGTCTTGATCAAGACAGCAGGGGAGTGCCATTTGAAACTGTAGCATTGCTTATGGCGTTGTCAGACTCTGTAGAAAAGATTGCAGCAGTGTGTACCAAATGCGGTGCGCCTGCTACAAAAACATACAGACTCAAAGCTAGTGGCGATCGTGTACAGGTAGGCAGTATGGGCATGTACGAGCCTCGATGCACGGAGCACTGGGAGCCAAAATGATTTACATTTTAGTAGCTCTTGAGGATGAGCTCTCATCTAATCCGTATCCTGATCAGTATACTATTATCTATACCGGAGTTGGTAAAGTAAATGCTACCCATGTAGCTACTATGATATCTCTTCGTAACGACTGCGAAAAAATCATTAACTATGGTACTGCTGGCGCATTCAGTAAGTTACACGTCGGTAGTTTGCTTGAGATCGGTATTGTCCGACAAAGAGATATCGACGCTCGTCCGTTAGTGCCTTTAGGAACAACACCATTTGATCAGTTTCACCCTAGTGATATTAGAATATCAGATGTTAATGAATACAGCGTGAGCACAGGTGATAACTTTGTAACAGCACAGCCCGAATTAACAAGTGACTGTGTAGACATGGAAGCATACGGTATTGCTAAAACATGTCGATTGACAAGCACCCCATTTGAATGTTATAAGTATATTAC